ACAGCATATGGAATTAGCGCAGATGATTATTTGTACCTCTATATTGTACAAAGAAACGGACACAAATACTTGCAAACCCTTACTTTAAACCCTGATATAGACTCGATGATAAACAAAGGTTATCTTAGGCTTAGTGAAGATAAACATTTAATTACAGAAGCTTTCAAATTGTTAGTTACTAGTAATTATGATGATATGTTCGCTGAGCTTATAGATGCCTATCCTATGAAGGTACAATCACCTGGTAGAGGTGTAAGGATACTCCACGCTAAAGATCCTAAAGCACGAGCTAATGAAAAAGCTAAGAAAAGATATAAACAAATAGTCAAAGCCAACAAGAATACGCATGATCATATTATAAAGTGTCTTAATATACAGTTAGATGTAGATAAAGACAATTTAGGATATTTGCAAAATCTTGAAACTTGGTTAAATAATCACACTTGGGAAAAATACGAAGATATAAATGAAAACAAATCAGAAGACTCCCAAAGAATTACAAGACAACTCTGATGTATTCAGCAAAAGAGGATTTCAAACTATAGATAAGGCTGTAAGACAGTCTATAAAGATAGTAAAAGATGCTAAACGTGGTATACGTAGTGTATACCCGACTGCTTGGCCGCGTCTAAATAGAAATCTTCTTGGCGGATTACAGAAAGGGAAAATGTATGTAATTGCTGGCCGACCTGGCGTAGGTAAGTCAGCCTTTAGTAATCAATTAATATTTGATGTGCTTGATACTAATCAACATAAAAATGTTATTGTATTATACTGGAGCTTTGAAATGCCAGGCTATCAACAAATTATGAGAACTGTGTCTAACAAAGTAAATAAAAACGTAGCAGATTTATTATCTGTAGACGACACTTTAGATGACACTAGTTTACAAAATTATGTAGATAAAGCAGAGGTATACAGTAAGTACCCTATATACTTTCATAATGTTCCAAAAGATATGGAATTTATTAAGAAAGTAAATATAGATGTATTTAATGATTACCCTGATGCAACAGTAATAAATTTATATGACCATTCTAGATTAATAGCCGGTGAATCTGATTCAGAACTGCAACGTTTAAATAATGTTTCTAAAACAGCTATGTGGTTACAATCTAAAATGGGGGTAATAAATATATTATTGTCACAATTAAATAGAAACATAGAACAAGAGTATAGAGCTAAAAATCAATACCAACCAATGTTAACAGATTTGTTTGGTGGTGATAGTATAGGTCAAGATGCTCATGTTGTTATGATTCTTAACAGGCCTTATGATTTATATGGTATAACAGAATCTTATTGTGATGAAGCACCACAAGGATTATTAGCCTGTCATGTAGAAAAGAATAGAGATGGTATGCTTGGTATGATTCCATACGAAGCAGACTTATCAACATTCACAATTTATGAACGTAAAAAATTATAATTATGGAAATTGTAGCAATTATACTTGCACTAGGCGCATCGTTTGCGCTAGGCATGTATGTAATAACACAAATAGAGAAAGATATAGATAAGAGAACAGGATCTGACTATGATGTTGAACCTGAATTTGCTAAAAGGAAAGGTTTTAAGTGTACTCAAAACGAAAAATTAATTAATAACATGAATAAAATTAAAACTAATGGAACTACCGACAACGAAGGTAAAGGCTAGCCGCAAATCGCCTAAAAGAATGGTTATTTATGGTCCTCCAAAAATTGGAAAGACTACAGTATTAAGCCAATTAGATAATTGCCTTATTATTGATCTAGAAGATGGTTCAGATATGATTGATGCTTTAAAGATTAAAGCAAACAATTTTAAAGAATTGTCTGAAATTGGACAACAGATAATAAAAAATGATAAGCCATATAAATACATAGCTATTGACACAATAACCAAACTAGAAGAATGGTGTGAGCTTGAAGGTAAGAAGATATACCAATCAGTTCCTCAAGGTAAAAACTTTGATAAGAAAAACGAAGGGTTGTCTGTACTATCATTACCAAATGGTGGTGGGTATTTATATCTAAGAATGGCATATAAAAAATGGATTGAAAAGTTAAATAAACTAGCAGATCATATTATACTAGTAGGACATTTGAAAGATAAAATGATTGAAAAGAAGGGCAAAGAGGTAAGCTCTAAAGATCTTGATTTAACTGGTAAGATAAAACAAATTACATGTACAAATGCTGATGCTATTGGCTATATTTACAGAGAAAATGGAGAAACTATGATTTCATTTAATGCTGGAGATGATATAGCAGCAGGTAGTAGATGTGATCACTTAAAAGGGCAAGAGATGCCACTAGACTGGAATAAAATATATATAGACTAAAATGAATAGTAACTTAGAAACAAAAAAAATGATTGAAACAAATGTACCAACTGAAGGCACGGTTGTAAAACAAGAAACGCCAACAAGAATGACTACTACTATGATCTTAAATGATTTAGAGAATGGAATTGGTAGAGATGGAATTAAAGAGAAGTATAATCTAGAAGCATGGATGGTTGTAGAATTATTTAAACATCCTACATTAAAAGGTAAGAAAGTTAAGAAAAAAAGAGCTCTTCCTTTTGAGTTTATAGATGATACAGTAGAAGCAATAGATCCTAATCAAACTACTATTGAGCAAATTATCGAAGAGGAAGAATTGGAAACTCCAACTGTTGAAGATACTATGAAACTAGTAGAAGATCAACAAGCTGAAGAGTTTGGATCAGATTATGATGAAGACGAATTTTAAATTAATAAATAAAACTAAATAATTATGGCAATTGAAAGCAATGCAAGTACGGAAGAAGTAATGACTGGAGGTATGACTTTATACTCTGGGTTATCAAATTTTACAGTGATAGCTATTAACCCTAATCTAGAAAAATTACATGGGTTAGGAATAATGCTAAAAACAGAACCTGAGTATACAATCGACCTTAACGGTGAGGAAAGATTCAAAATTACATTTTGGTTAAAGAATGAAGATACTACTATTAGAATGGAAGTGTTAGCAAGCGACAACTACAGACAATCTAAGACTGGTAAATATTTATGGATGAATTCTATTGGGCAAGAAACTTGGTCTGAAGAAGCACCTACATATGAATGGTGGAAATCAGAAGGTCAACGTAAATCTTATATTGGTGAAGACACTCTTATAAAATTTGTTAAATCATGGGCTAATGTAGCTTCAGGTGGGAAAGTATCCTTTGAAACTATTGAGGATATATGTGGTGGTAGTGCTTTAGGTGAACTCCAGGATTTAGCAACAGCTCTTAAACAAAATGAAGTTAGATGTTTAGTTGGTGTTAACAATGGTAAATATCAAAAAGTTTATACTAGAGTATTTGGTAGAGTAAAACCACAAAGAGATGATTTCTTTGTTAAAGAATTAAATACTGAATATGGTGAGTTTAAGGCTGATTACGATATGACTCTTGCTTGGGGACCATTTATTCCAACTATAGAGCCTATTACTGCAGATGTAGAAGCAGTAAGTGAATCAGACGACTGGGTTTAATGCCTATAGATAGTAGAAATAGTAAAGACCATTTATCAAAAGATGTCATACTTAGTAGAATTACTGAGTATGACATTTTTAGATATTATTGTCCAAGTTTTAAAGAGCTTAACAGTAAATTTTGTAGTGAGTTACGTAAAGATCAAACTCCTACTGTTTCTATTATTAAATGGAATAATAAATTGCTCTATAAAGACTTTGGATTTAGTGAGCACACTTTTGATTGTTTTTCTTATGTTCAATATGTTTATACTCTTACATTTTTTGATTGTCTTAGAATTATAGATAACGATTTTAATTTAAATTTAGCACATCAACAAGATGTTATAAATTTTACTAAAGGATGTTTAGGATACAGGCATAATAAGGTAATAGAAGACAAAAAAGTTATAATTATTAAAAAGAAAAAAAGAAATTGGACTCTAGAAGATAAAAACTTTTGGTCTAAGTACTCTATTACTAAAAAAACTTTATGTATATTTGCCGTTGAGCCGCTTGATTACTATTGGGTTAACTATGATAGATTTAAATGTAACCCAATAACTTATGCTTATAAGATAGGGAATAAATATAAAATATATTCTCCTTACAGTGACGTTAAATGGACAAGTAATACAACAAAAAAACATGTCCAAGGCTATGAACAGCTCCCAGATGCATGGGGATTATTAATAATAACCTCCTCATTAAAAGACATTATGTGTCTATATGAAATGGGATACTATGCTATTGCTCTTCAAAGTGAAATGCAATTACCTAGTGAAAAGTTGATAGAAGAATTAAATGAAAGATTTGAACAAATAATGATTTTGTATGACAATGATTTAAAAGAACCTAATCCGGGACAAGTAATGTCCTCTAAAATATGTAATACATATGGATTTAAGAATTTATGCATACCAGATGAATATAAATGTAAAGATATTTCAGATTTGATTAAAGAACGTGGTATAGAGATGGCTTCTAACTTAATTAAAATATTAATAAATGAAGAAGTATCCAAAAAGAAGAACAAAAGTAAAGAATGCAGTTAAAAATATATATAAAGGCATTCAATTTCAATCCAAATTAGAATTATCTTGTTATAAAGAACTAGAAGCAAATCAAATAGAAGTAGAATATGAGAAACACACATATACAGTATTTGATGGTATAGTTTACCCGCAAGCATGCTACGAAGGAACAGCAAAGAAATTATATAATAAAGGTAGTAAGATTAGACCAATCACTTATACACCTGACTTTGTAGATCCTAATGGTAAATGGATTATTGAAACAAAAGGCTATGCAAATGAGTCTTTCCCACTAAGGTGGAAATTATTCAAAAAACACCTTAAAGATAACAACAAACAATATGTGCTTTTTATGCCTCGGAATAAGAAACAGGTAATAGAAGTCGTAGAACTGATCAAACAATTATAACAAAGGGCCCTTAACAGGGCTCTTTTTCATTAACCAATTAAAATTAAAATTATGGCAGAAAATGCAAAAGAATTTTTACACTCTGATGAAATGAGTGAATGGGATACAGTATTTGACCCAGGAGGCAAACAAGAATACACAGAAGAACAATTAATACGCTTTGCAGAGATATGGGCAGAGTTGAAAGTTGATCAAGTAATAGCTTCAATAAAGAGATTCTAATGGCAAGTCTAGTAAGCCCATGCTGTGGGGCAGAATACACAGATAATGAAGACGGGCGTAGTTACTGCTGCGACGCACCAATAATGAATGGTATATGTCAAAATAAAGACTGTTTAGATCATGCAGAACCTGCAGAAGGATT